GTTCTGATTTCATTTCTGGCATATCTAAAAGCGTTTTTATAGCTTGACCGATAGACTCCGCGTCCGGGATGATATTTTTTAGCGGCCGAACTTAATACCAAGTTTCCCTTTGAATCCCGCACTCTCCGAAATAATCTATTCGGCTCCATCAAGGCATTCCGCAAATCACCATTCAATCGTGCTATCTTTGCAGCTCCCCGGCCTTCCAATATTCCAGATCCTAAATAATTGTCTATCGCATCCCTTCCGACTTTTGCATGTTGCCATATATTTTTTGATATCGGGGATTGACCATATCTGCGATCCATAAAAGAATTTAAGGCGTCTGTATTCAGATAGGCTTTGGTGGGTACATCAATCAGTCCTCTATATTGCCTTGCAGTTAGATTGTTCTTTTCATCTATAAGCCGCCAGCCGTCCTTTACCCCTGACTCTATTTCGTTTACAATTTCATCTGTCATACCGTGCAAGGTCTCAGTTACTTGTCTGTAAAGTAATCTGTTTCTTCTGAAATAATAAGTACCGCGATAATTGTCTAATCGGCTCATGCGGTAATGCCAGATATCCTTCGTTAGATTTTCGGCAGTCTTCTCGTAGATAGCCTTAATTCTCCGCAATCTTTGAGCTGCTAGTCTATTTAGCTTTTTGTTATATGCTGAATCATAGTTCATTTTAGAATTTCACTATTTTATTGCATATCCTGATCAAACTCATCGCCTTTTTCTGCTTTTATTCTGTCAAATTCTCCCTCTGTGTTTTCAAGCAACATGTTTTGTTCAACGGCTGATTCCTGGCTCATAATCTTTTCACCTCCGGTTGCCAACGAAAGCAGGGTTGTCCATGTTTCGATATCTGAAGGTAATGGATTTTGGAATTTAGGTACAATCTTCATTTCTTCAAATACCGCTTTATGTTTTACATGAACTGCGGATAATAGTGTTTTTATGATACTTACTCTACGCCGTAAAGACGCCCCGAATATTTCTTCGTGCATTAAAGCCATTAGTTTCGGATCTAAAAATCTCAATTCCATTGAGTATCCCGACGGTGCGCCGCCTGCACCTTTGAGGCTTTCAGCCGCGAGATCCACTGTAGCAGTTTTTGTATATATTATTTCTTTTAGCGTTTCGAGTTCAAGGCTGATTGCCTCAGATGCGTTTGTAATCTCAAGGAAAGAAACATCACCCCATACGGGTTTCCCGTTATCATCCATTTCAGGTTCCAGTACTAACATCGATCCTGCATCGCCTTTGTTCGGTGGGTTTACGATTTTCCCTTTTGAGACTATTATCGGATGAGCACAATAAGCATTCGAGTCGCAAAACGTACTGACTGTTTCGTTATATTGGTCACAAGCCTCTTGCACTAACGACCAGACAGGACGCGAGAATTCTGTGTATACTCCCATTATTTTTCCGTATGGGTTTGCCTCGTCTTCAGTTGTCCATACATTATCTATATTTTTTGCTTTTACCGTTTTACCTGCTGTATATATATCAAAACAGTCAATTGATTTCCCATCAACCGAAACAGTGTACTCTCTTGACAATGCGATCATATCCCCGAAATCATCATAGTATGGATAAACGTTGCTACCTAATGATTTTGCCCACATTTGCACATGGATCGTTACATTCTCCCCGGCAATTTTAGGCTGCCGCAAATACCAAAATTCTACAACCCTGCATTCTGACATTGCTATTCGTGCTTGCTTTCGATCGAAATATTCTAGTTTATTATCATATATTACATCATTAAATAATTGTTCTGGGTCATCTACTTTGTTATTCACCACTAGCTTGTTTTTGACTTTTTGTACTATATTTTTAAATGCTTCCTGAAAAACATATTTAACGCTTTTCCCAAACAACATTGAGGCCGCGAATCTAACAATATGATCTTGGAAAGAAACCGGAATTTTGATATATGGAATCTTCTTTGACTGGTTATCCCCGTCGCTTGTGTTTGGCTCAATAATCTTATCGGCTTTTTTAAGGATTTTGTTTTCGTTATTGTATTGTTTTATCCATGTATCTGTCCGTTCATCAGGTTTCAGCTTGGTTAATTCTGCTTTTATTTTCGTAAATTCATCAAGTGCTAATACATCCTCTATATTCATCTGATCCCCCTCAATGCGTTAAAGGTGCTGGTATAATCTCCCTTGGTTTTTATCCTATGGCTGTTACCATATCGCAAGGCATCCATTAAATGATCATTCTTCTTTATTGGTATATTTAATATTTCTCCATCTTTATTTTTAGCCCACATATACATACTAAATTCATTGATAAAATTCTGACAATTTTTATCAACTAATATTTCAAATTGTTTTAAATACTGTATCCCGTAATTAATTGATCCCGGTCCCTTCATCGCCTGTATCGCTCGTATACCATAATCCTTTAATTCTATTATCGATTTTGGTTCAGCAGAATCACAGCGAACAATCTCATCGCCTATTATTGGCTTTACCTTACTGGCAATTTGATCATTTGTCAACCCACGTTCATACAATTCATCAAAAATATACAATATTTTTTTTTTGCTTACAGAACGTGACAATGCAGTCGGATCATTTGTAAACCCAAAATCTAACCCATTATCAAATACGTCAAAATCATTTTTAAGCTCTGCTATATCCTCTACTCTCCAATTTTTATATATCAAATCACCCAGTACACCCCAATTGCCAATAGTATATACATTATAGTAATAAATATCTTTTTCATCTTCAAGTGCATCAACATCTTCTTGTTCCAAAAATCTTAAATTGTCCTTATAGGTTGTCTTTAATATCATTAAATCGTCATTTTTGTAGAACGTATTATTATCATCAAATTTCCCAGCAAAATATTCTTTAAATATCCAATGAGTACGGTTTATAGGATTAAATAACAAAACAAATCTTTTCTTTATTTTGGTCGGTTTCCCATCAATTAAAATCTCTGGAGTCAATCCGCGCAATCTTTTTCGCAATTCTTTTATATCATCATAACTTGTTTCTGTAGCTTCCTCGACAATAATGTCGGTTATCACACCCTTTTGAGGAGTTACAGATTTTACCCTATGTACATCATCTAATCCAACAAATAACATTTGATAACCATTTGCACAGGTTATTGTCAAATCAGATTTATGTATATTAAAAAACTCATTAGCATTCCACGAATTTATAGTTTTGGTTATTTCGTTGAAAGTAGAAATACGATTATATCTAGCAACATTACGTACAAATAGAAAATTACGCCCTCCCTGTAAAATATCCCATACTGGCCGTTGTCCGACAGCAAAGTACGACTTGCCAGAGCTTGATCCACCAAATATAATTTGATTCCGTGTATAGTCGCTTAATAATGGCCGGTATACATCATTGAAGATTAAAGGGTCTACTTTAAAATTAATAATCATTATTAAGAGTAACATTGAAAGTAAATTCACCACCGTCCCTTCCTGTAATTTCCGCTTTCGTAACATCCAAGCCATGCAGCTTCATTATTCTATCGTGTACTTTTAAACATAAATCAGTTGCTTTTTCATCACCATTTTTAGCTTTCCGAAAATGCGCCATCCATAAATTTGTTAACCGTTCCATTTCCATTGTGCGGACTTCTTCAGCAGACTCAGAAACTTCCTTTTTTAGTTTTTCAAGTTCACGGCTTACGTCTTGATATGCCTGTCTTGAATCATAATTTTTAGGAATTTCTTCTGATTTAAATTTTGAATGAACTGCATCTGCAATTTGCTGAAAAGTAGCACCGCTTTTGCGCAAATCCATTACAAGCGATCTCCGCTCTTGCGATTTTAAGACATTATCTTTTGTTTTAAATTTATTCATTTATGAACATCCATATACGTACCAATTAAACCCATTTCCATACACCGTTATTTACTATATTCCAAATAGTAACGTGAGAAACATTATATAATTTTGCTACATCTCTGTATCTCGGCTTACTATGTTTATTATACATACTTTTTATTTTAATAACGTCTTCTTTTTTTAACTT